CCACATGCGTGGCCTCCGCCGCGAACCGGTGATCAACATGAAGATCGCCTATGTGCGGGCAGAACACGATGGACGGTTCGGAGGAGATGATCGTCTCGCGGATTGCCGTCGCAATCTCAGGTATGCCGGTCATCTCCATCGACTGGGCGCGGTATGAACGTGAGTTCACATCGGCAAAGGACAGTTGCCTGACATCAGAAAACCCGACAAACCTTGCGACCTCCAACAGCGTCGCATGTTGCTGTATCATCGTGCCGCGCCGATTCTTTTCATCCAGATAGGTCAGCACCAGCACATCGACTTCCCAACCGGCAGCAATCAGCGTCATTGCTGCGCCGCCGCAGCCAAGAACTTCATCGTCGGCATGTGGCGCCACGACGAGAGCGACCTGGTTATCGAACATATCAGACTCCGGGAACATAGACCGGTTGCCGGCGCAGCGTCACCATGAACTCGTGTGGGAGATAGCCGTGTTCCACCGTGGCGAATCTCATCCATACCGGCATCCGGTTATACAAATCGACTGGATCGACGTATGCACGACCAGGCGTCTTTCGGTCGGCATGAATCGATAGCAGGTTGAAGACAACCACGTTGGCGGACAACGACATCATTGCCTCCAATTCGTCGGTCAGATACTGCCACCACACCTGATCTGCGTGATTCGGCATGTGCGGGTCGGCGGCAATCGCAAACAGGCCGATGCCGACAACTGCATCAAAGCCATACGCCTTGAAATCGTGGCTTCTCACCGAACCAACGGAAAATCGCGCGGTCGGAACGCCTGCGTGTCTGGCGGTTGCCACCTCAATCGCACCGGCATTCATATCAATGCCATGATACCGGCCTGTGAATTTCGCTGTGCGCAGCACAGGCAGCAGATCGCCATGACCACAGCCAACATCGAGCAGCGACGCCATTGAAAAGATCGGGTACAGCACAGACCGCGCCGCGATGCGGTGGCGCCACTTCTGAGAGATGTCGTTATTCGTATCGAGCGCAGCATTGGAGTCGCCACACGACGCACGCAGTTCATCGTAGAACTGCGCCACTTTCGCTGTGTACGCTGCGACATCCGGCGCTGCATCCATAAGTGCGTTCATTTTGATCTCCTTGCGTTGGGTGAATAACGGCGATGGCCGGCTACTGAATCGACCGGAGCCTTAGCACGTGGCGTCTGTTGCCGTGCTCTGACCTCCTTGACCGCCAGATCGACATGCCGCATGATCGTTTCAGGAATGTTACGTTTGTGGCGGGCATAGTCGCGCGGACTCTCCAGCGCCAATGCCATAGCCGCGTACATGATATAAAAATGTGAAACCAGATCGTTTTCACCAGCCAGACCAACGTGGCTGCCATCTTGTTCGTTCGTCTGGTCAAGCTCAGCTTTTCCATTCGCCATGCGAAGCCTCCGCTTCATCCTATCGACAGTCATCGTTCATCCTTTCAGTCTATGCGCTTTCTTATGACACTGATGGCACAAGACGCGTAGCTCGTTATCTCGTTCGGCGCCAACGTGGGCGTAGCTGACATGATGCACATCCAGCCGTGTGCCACGCTGTTCGTCGCGGTGCGGGTCAGCATAACCACACTCCTGACAACGCCACGTCACGGATTGCAGCGCACGTTTCCGGCGCCGGCGCCAATGATGGCTACGTAGATAGGCGAGATACCAGCCACGTTCGCCGCGCTTCCGCATCTGTTGCCACTTGTGCGGAGCCGACTTAACCGCCTTCTTCAAGGGACAGCAACTCCTCATACTTGCCGCCAGTCATCAGGTGCTTCAGAATGCGCGCCGATTGACGGGCATCGCTCAGTGCTTTGTGCGGCGGCTTTTCTTGCGGCGTGCGCGGCAGCGGGATCAGACAGTCGCCACATTTCGCCAGGATCAGCGTGCATATCTCGTGAAGCGGATAGGGGCCAGACCATTCGCGGCGCGCATGGTCATCATCGATCATGGCTGCCAGGAATCTCGACTCCACCGGCCAAGCGCAATCGGCCCATAACTGGCAGTTATCCACGTCTTCGGCGTAGCTCATCCATAGCCGGAAGAAATTTTCACGCAGATCAAACGGCGTCAGGCCAGTATCCGCCGACGCCGGATCGCAAAATTGCCTGCACCAGGAATGTCCACCTTCCGTTCCGCGCGCCAGCGCCCGATTTGCTGTCCACTCGACCTCTTGCACGACATTCCAGTTGTCATCCATGACAACCACGCCGACCTGCCACGCCTCCCCGTGGAGGCCGACAGCCTCGACATCAAACACCATCCGGTACAGCATTCTTTTCCTCCTCTACCTCTGAACGTTCTATAACGCCATGCTGCTGCAAAGCAGCGACGCCAACGCTGACGACCTGCAAGATTTCCGCAAGACAAGGGACGGGCGACCGGCCTTTGACGAACGCCTCCATCGCTTCATGTAGTTCGGCCTGCATGATCACCAACCAGTCCCCAAGACTCAAATACCGCTCACTGATACTACCGTACTTACCATCCTGGTATTCGCGCTCAGCACGAATCGCCGCAAAGACATCACGCATCATCTAAAATGCCTCCCTCTGGTGAATAATGGTCTACAGGTAGTTATCGTTGAACCGTATTCGTTTCCTTCACAAATCCGCCCTTTGCCAGACATCCTCGCCACGAAACGCCATGCGCTTCTCAACCAACGCACGATATACCTTGCCGACCGCGGCGGCTTCCGGTTCTCGTCCGGCAGCCACCAACACATCGACCCATCGGCGCAGGGCGCCGCCGACGCCATCGACGGGTGCAAACTCAGGCAAGGCCGGCAACGTCTGGTCTTCCGGCAAATCAAGGGTGACGCCGGCGCCGATCATCGGCACTTTCTTGGCGACCGCCATCTCCGCCCACGCTACAGCGTCGAACAGCCCGCCCTGGGCGTCCGCCGCTTGCAGTTTGGCGACCAACGTGGTCAATTCGTGCGTGTTCATGCTTGGCCGCCGCATGTAGACCCGCAGCACCGAATCGATCACCGCGCCAGCAGTCGCCAGCACGTTGGCGTGTGCAAGTGACATCTGTCGTGTGCGGATCAACTCCTGAACACTGGCAGGAAGCTCCAACAGCAATAGGCGCTCCCTGACGCGCTGGATGCTGACATTGGCCTTTTCTGCTATCTCCGCCACCGAACGACCAAAGCGGTCAATGCGCTGGCGGTACGCTACCGCCTCCTCAATCGGGTTCAAGTCTGCGCGCTGCACATTCTCTAGCAGCATCGCATCCGCAACCGCTTCGTCGCTCATCGGCTTGATCTCGACCGGCACCACATCCCACCGGAGAACCGCTGTCATCGCCTTGAGCCTCCGGTCGCCGGCCACGATCTCCAGCACTTCATCCGGGCAAGCACACGGAGCATAGTGGCCGCAGAACACACAGCGGTCATGCCACATCTTGGGCAATGGCCGCACGGTCGGACGCTGCAACAGTCCATGCTGCTGGATGCTTTGCGCCAGGCTGCCAAGCTCATCGGGATCAAACTCCTTGCGATCATTCGTCAGGCTGAAATTCGGCAACACGAGGGCTGCCGGCACTTGATGCACGCCGGCCTGCCACTGCCGGCTTACATACACGTCCATCGTCTTTTACCTTTCTACAAAGCATACTATACTTACAACATGACAGCGTTTTCCATAAAGGAGGGTTGCCATGACAAGATTTCCGTTCTCGAAAGTCACCATCGCCGGCGTAGAGCGAGCCGGACTGCAACTCGCAAGAGCATTCATTGACAACGGCGTTGCAGTGACCATCTACGATCCAAACGACATGCGCTGCGCTATCGCCAGACGAGATGCGGAATTCGGCATATCGGCACTGTCCGAGGACGGCGACTTGCTCGTCACCAGCAACGCCAATGCGATTGCCATTACCGACTTCATCATCATCATGCCAATTCTGTTGGCAGATGAAAATGATTGCTTCTTGGCAACGGTGGCCGAACACGCGCGCAAGGCGTCTCGCATCACGATCCACAACGCATCACAAGCAGACCTGTTGCGCATTTCGACAATCATGATGAGTGAACATCCGACATGGCTGGCCGGTCGGGACTACACCATCAGCCTCAATTAAGGCAGAAGCATTCCGCTTCCGGCTTTATGTCGTCGGCGTTGTGTCCCCAACTCCAGCCGCACGCCTGGCACGGCTGGAGTGTGGAAGGGAACAGGGAGCCGTCACTGGCATCGATGGCGTGCCAATCTACCGGCATTTCTGCGCCACACCGCGGGCACCTTTCCTCCTCCAGACAATCCTGGCAAATCTCCGCGAATCGCTCCAGCCAGGAATATCCACTGCCAAACGGCGCCTGATTCTCAGTCCACATGTGGACGCCGGTCGCGCCGCACTTTCGGCAATGGTCGGGGTGCTCTGCGACCCATGCCTCATACGTTTCCCTGCGATGTTCGCAGGCGGGACTGTGGTTACGCACTGGCAATTCCATCTTCATACCTTTTTCCATGCTAGTGTTCATCATCCTGTCCTTTCGGTGATTTTTTGATTGCCTGAGTCTACCTTACCGCGAATTTGTCGGTTTGTATAGTGGTTTTGCTTACAAAAGTCAGCGAGTTTTGGAAATTGCCTAAGACGAATTTTACCGGAAACACTCGTTTCCAGACTCCTATTCGCACGTTTATGACTCCTGGAAAGCCCGTAGCAGCGTTGGCGGGCTACAGGGTAGTGAGATGGGTTTGTGCCTGCATTTGACGCCAGGACAGTGCTCTGAGGCTCCGGGAATCAGGCCACGAGACGGGGGTCTGTTTGCGCCGTAGAGAGGCTTGATGTGTGTTTGGATGTTGAGTGTAGAGATGCCCGGAATCACTCCTAGACAGCCCGTAGTGCATTTGGCTCCTTCGGATAGCAGTCCTTTGACTCCTTTTCCTTCGGATAGTAATCAATACTCTTTAAGCTACAGATGTTCTAGTCCTACCAGGCAACCACGCCACACAACGATTATTCCCAAACGTTGCGCGTCACGCGCGTCAGGGAACAACTTACGCACGGCCACAAGCAAAACGAACACCTGTTCAAGCAGGCGTTGTGACACGTGTACGAACAGCTATATCAAACTATATCTATTCTTCTTAGAACTTATAATAATAGATATAGATTTAGCTGTTCACACATCCGTTCGACCACCTGCTTCAACACCTGTTCAGACACCTATTGACACAACGATTATTCTCGATCTAAACTGAGTGCAGAGCCAGAGCCAGAGCCGTGAGCCGGAGCCATTTCGGTTCCGGCTTTTTTTTATTCCATTTATTTTGACCTGCCTATGACCAACTCACTTACAGTAACCAGTTCAAACCTTACCAATGCAGATTCCATCCTCCAGAACGAGGCCGTCCCATCTGATAATCCCGACCAGATGGCTGATCTAGCCGTCTTCTTCTTATCGATGCCGGACGCGGTAGGGGTGGAAGAATGGCGACCGACACGGCCTATCGAAATCCTGCGCACCGGAACGTTTACCGCCATGAACGGGAAGAACGTCACCATCTCAAGTGACGATCTCGACCAGTTCGTGGACGCATTCCACACGCGAGCGGCAGGCCAGGACATCCCAATCGACATCCAGCACGAACGACGCGAAGCGGCGGGTTGGCTGGTCTCTGTTTACCGTCAAGACGACAAGCTGATCGCCATTCCGCGTTGGAACGATATAGGCAGATCGCTTATCCAATCTCAAGCGTTCAAATACATCTCGTCCACCCTAGACATGGTGCGCAAATACCTCGCATCGATCTCCTTGACGAATTATCCAGCCGTCAAGGGACTCGAACCAATCGCTCTCTCTGGCTCTACTATCGGTCAAATCATCATTCAGGAGGATCACATGACCAATGCTACCGACGCTGCGGGTGTCGTCACGCAGGCCGATGCCGGCGAACAGCCAAATCCTGGCGTTCAGCCTCAATCTGCTGCCACTCCCGCCGTCACTCAACCAACCCAAGCGGATTTGTCGCAGGCGCTGCGGGCTATGCTGGACGCCGAACTGAGTACGTTCCGCGGGCAGATGGCGGAAGCCATTGCTTCGCTCCAGACCGAACGCTCGCAGGCGATGACCGCCATGCTCAGCGAGTTGCGCGAGGAACGCGACATCGCAGAGTTCGCACAGTCCGTCACAAGCGTAGGCAATCATGCGCTGCCGATGAAGGCCGACGATGTTCGCTCGCTGCTGATGGACTTGCCAGTGGCGCACAGAGGCCGCGTGCGGCAGATGCTGGCGCAAATCGCTGAAACCGGCACTGTCGATTTCGGCGAGACCGGCACCTCACAAGGCCACAATCAGCCGGCAAAACGTCGCCACCTCGACGCTCCCACCATGGCGATGCTCTCGCAGTTCATCGCTGATGGTGGCAAGGTCGAGGAGTTCTTCACGGCAAACACCGATGTGCTCGGCCAGATGGCTGAGTACGATTTGACTGCTTTCGGAGGCAACAATGGCTGACCTGACTCGCAATGCTCCGCTGCGCTTTCGCTTCCCTGCGTTGCTCAAAATGGAGCGATTCACTCTCGACAATTCGGCGGCGCAAACACTCTACCGCGGCCAACCGATGATCATGGACGTTTCGGCAGATACGGCGAATCCACGCGGGTGGGTCGCCGCAACCACGCTGGTCGGCGCCACCAACCAGGACAAGTTCGTCGGCATTGCCAACGAACCCGCCGTCGTGCTCACGACCGATCTTGAAGCCGCCAACGAGATTCAGATCATCACTGGCGGCGAGGTCGGCTTCAAGAGCACCGTCTTCACCGACGCCGATATTGGCAAAGTGGTCGGCTTCTCGGATTCCGGCACGCTGGTCGCTACGGTCGCCGGAGGCGCTGCCAATCGCTGTCCAATCGGCGTTCTGACGCGTGTAGCCGATGGCTACGCCTACGTCGAATTGAGCGCCCCTGTCATCCTTTCGTTCTAACAGGAGCCAGACAACATGATTTCAGGCAATGTACCCAACCATCTAGTCATGGGAGCACGCACTGGCTTCCTGACCTCCAGCCGGTCGCAGACGGCGCTGTGGCGGCAGCTTGCCGCCGAAGTCGCGATGACCGGCGCAAACGAACGCCTGGTCGATACTGGCGCTTCACCTATGCCGAAGCGCAGCAAGACCGGACTCACGCTGCAAGGCATGGTGGAACGCGCCAAGCTCGTCGTCGCTCAGGACTGGGACATCACGGTCGGCATTTCCTACAATGCCGTCCAGGATGACCGCACCGGCGAACTGATGGACAAGGCGCGCGCAGCCGGCGGCAACTTCAATCGCCACCTGGACAAACTGGTCTTCGAGGCCATCAACAGCGGCGCATCCATCACCGAAGATTTCGGCGCCTGCTACGACAACCTGTCGATGTTCTCTGCCAGCCACATTGACGATGGTGCGCAGTACCAGACCGCGCAATCCAATGTCAACACGCTCGCGCTGGACGCCACCAACTTCAAGACCGTCTACGTCGCTTCCAGCCTCCGTATGGACGACCAGGGTGAACAGACCGGCTTCATGCCGACCCTGCTGATCGTCTCGCCGGCATTGGAATACGAAGCGGCGCAGTTGACCGGCAACCGCCAGTTGTTCGGCACGCCAAACAACGACATCAACCCGTACTACGGGCGCTTGCAGCACATCGTCGTGCCGTGGATCGACAGCACCGCCTGGTATCTGGCGGCGGCGGCGGAAGCGCACAAGCCGATGATCGTCGGGATGCGTCAGCGCCCGTTCCTCCAGGAAGCATGGTTCGACCCGGACAAAGAGGATGGCGGCTGGTACTTCTTCAAGTTCTTTGCCCGCTATTCCGTCACCTACGGTGACTGGCGGCTGCTCACCCAGGGGAACACCTAATGGCGCGGCGCACTAAGCCAGACCAGGAGGCGGTGCTAGACACGGCGACGGACGACGACCAGACGGTTACTCTGATCGATCCGTTCGTCGCCTTCATCTCGGTTGCCGATTCCTGTCCATACGACACGATTCAAGTTGCCGGGCGCATGTGGACGCGCACGCCGACCGCCATCAGCCGTGACGACCCGGCCATCGTTGAGCTTATCGCCAACCACTGGATCACCGTGCAACGTGTGAAGCTGCCGGACGACGAATAGCGAGCTTATGCTGACCTACGATCTCAGTACAGACATCGGCAAAGTGCGACTGGCGATTGGCGACCATCGCATCAATGACAGTGGCGCCGGCGTACAACCTTCCGGCGAGCACTACACCGATCAAGAACTGACTGCGTTCATCGGTATGACCGGCGATTGGCGTTCCGCAGTGCCTGTGATCCTGCGCGCACTGGCGACACTCTACAGTGCGATGGCGCAGAACGTGAGCTTCGACGGCTACAGCGAAAGCTATTCCGGCACAGCCACGAATCTCTTTGCCGCCGCCAGCAAATGGGAGAAGGCGAACGAGACGGCAGTCGGCGCCGGCCAGACGCCGGCGGAGGTATTCGGCGCTTATCCAGCCGAATACCTGTTCACGACAAATAGGTTCCCGCCATTATGAGGCGCTTGACACGCGTGCAGATGGCGCAAACGCAAGGCGCCGGCATTGCCGAATCGCTATTCTCTGAGAGTGCGATCTGGCGCCAGCCCGATCCTGACGCCTACGGAGTCGAGTCGTGGACAACGATGGACAACGATCTACCTTGCCGCATTCTCGGCAATGACATGACAACATCGGGAAACCCGGTCGATCTATTCACTCAGGCCGGCGCCATCCGTATCGCGTTGCCTGTCGAGACGCAAATTCGCGTAGGCGACAGGCTGACTATCGAAAGCAGAAACTACGACATCGTGGACGTTGCTCATCTGACGACGTATGCGATTCAGCGCATCGTGACGGCGCGCGTGGCCGTTCCCTATGGAGAACGCTCAGCATGAGTGGCTTTCGCGTCACCGTCCAGGGCGTCGAACACTCGACGCGCTTCTTTCGCAGCGTGCCGCCAGCGGTGCAGGACGCCGTGCGCAAGGTCTACCAGGAGCACGGCCCCTGGGTGCTGCGCACGCTGCTGAAAGGCAGGCAGTTCTATCCACCGGAGCGACCCGGCCAACGTTATCGGCGCACCGGCGAGCTTGGCGATTCATGGGGACAGCGCCAGTACGGGCGCTACCATGTGACGTTTCACAACAAGACGCCCTACGCCAGCTACGTCGTCGGGGACAGCGAGGGCAAGGGGCAGGCGTGGATGCACCGTGACCGCTGGTGGCTTGCAATGGAGCGGATTGCGTCGGCCAATCAGCGCCTGATCGACAATCTCGGTCAGGCAATGAAAGACACGTTCAAAGCACTGGGATCGCTAAGATGACATTGACAACAGCCATCGCCGGCATGAGGGCCGTACTGCGAACAGTTCCCGGCCTGACGGTGCTAGAACCGCTGCCTTCGACAGTGGCGGTCTATCCGACTGCGCTGGTCTACGCCAGCAGCGGCGAGATCGACCTGGCAATGGCGGGCACTTACCGCGCCATGCACAAACTGCGCATCGACCTCCTGCACAGCCGCACACCCTCGCCGGAGGCGACGGAAGCGATAGCAGTCTGGCCGGACGCATTAGCCACAGTTTTCATGGCATCGCCCGATCTGGCCGGCAACGTGGTGACGGTCATCAGCCCCTGGACATACGAGATCGCTGAATTGCAGTACGCGGGCAAGCCGCATTTCGGGATCAGAATCGAGGTCACAGTCAAATGCCTGGCAAACGCGTAACCACCAGCCTACGCTACGTAGGCGACGGCACTTATATCCCTGGCGTTCCAGCACGCAACCTGACGGCTGAGGAAGCGGAACGCTACCGGACACAGATCGAAGACTCACGCCTCGCCACCGGCGTCGTCCTCTACGTGAGCGACGCGCCGGCAGGCGATGCGCCTGCTGCATCTACGGAGACGACCAATGGCTAAACAGTTTGGCTCCTACACGTTCAACGTTGCCCAACTTGGACGCGGCAACAACGTCGCCGCCACCACGATCTGGCGCGGGCCGTTCATGTCGCCCGAAGACGACCGCACGCGCGAGATCACAGAAGAAAACGTCGGCCTGGCGATGGGCGCCGAGCGCAGCTACGATACGCTGCTGTCGGCCATGTGCGCCGTGCCGGAAACGCCGCTCACTTTCGAGCAATTCCCCCACTTGCTGGAGGCGTCGATTCAGACGGCGACGCCGACCGGCTCAGGCACCTATGTGCGCGACTACATCGTGCCAACCGGCGACGCCTGGAACGCTATCCAAATCTACACTATTCGCGCCGGCAACAAGATCGTCAGCGCCGATGTGCAAATCCTGCCCTACGCGTTCGTGAGCGAATGGAACGTCAAGGGCGAGTGGGGCAAGTCGTGGACGATGGCGGCCACCTGGAAAGCGCAGCGCATGATCGGCGGCGCTTTCACCGCAGCGTTGACAGTGCCAGCCGTCGAGGAGGCGCTGTTCAACCGCAGCACCTTCTTCATGGACGCTTCGGGCGGAACCATCGGCACGACACAGATCGAGGGCGTCGTCACCGCGTTTGAACTTAAGTACGAAAGCGGCATCATCTGGGTGCCCGCGGGCGACGGCAACCTCTACCCGGTGCGCCACAAGTACACGCGGCCAAAGGTCACATACACGATGACCATCGAGGCCGAGCAAGACCCGGCAGCGGGAGACGCATCGACAGTGGTCACTGAGCGCGCTGCGTTCGCCGCCAACCAGGTGCGCCTGCTGCGCGTCCGCATCCCAGGCAGCAGCGCCGCGCGCCTGATCGTCTTCGACATGCCGGCCAAGCACGACAAGATCGGCCCGTATGAAGACTCGGACGGCGACTCGCAGATCACCATCGAGGGTCATGGCGTCTACAGCCCAACAGACTCGCTGGCCTTCAAGACGAGCGTCACCAACAGCGTAGCAACCATGTAAAGGGGAAGCGATGCCTGCTCTCACAAAAACACAAATCCACGACGCACAAGACATCGTCTACCGGCGCGTCGAAACGCCGGAATGGGGCGGCTATGTCATCGCCAAAGGGCTGAACGGCCTCGAACGCCAGAAAGTCGAGACGGTCGCGGCGGAACAGGTCGGCGCCATTTTCCGCGTCGATCCATCCAAGTTGCGCGTGATGGCGGTGCTGATCGGCGCGGTCGATGACGACCACAACCCGATCTTCACGGAGGAAGATCAAGCGTGGCTGCTCACCAAGAGCGCCGCGGCAATGGAGCGAGTCGCCAGCGCAGTGCTCGAAATCAGCGGTCTGATGCCGGACAGCAAGGACAAGGCAGTCGCAAATTTTACACCGACCAGCAACGGCGCTTTGCATTCCGTCTTGCCCTGACGCTAGGGCGCACCGTTGCCGAACTGCTGAGAAGCATCAGCAGTGCAGAACTGACGGAATGGATCGCCTACGACAGCATCGAGCCGATAGGCGACATTCGCGGCGACTGGCAGGCGGGTCTGCTGGCTTCTATCATCGTCAACAGCTTTCGGGCGCTTGGCGGCGACAAGACGACCACCACACCGCTGGACTTTATGCCGACTGTGCCGGATGAGGTGAAACGAGCAACACGCCGGGTGGCACGTCGTAAACAAAGCGCCGAAAGCAACCTGGCAGACTTCCAGGAGATTTTCGAGGCTACCTTTGGGCAACACGCTTGATGTCACCGTAAACGTATCCGCCAATATCGCTTCGCTGCAAGCCGGCATGAACCAGGCGGCGGGCGCAGTCCAGGGCGCCGCCAACAAGATGGCCGGCGCCGGCACTGCACTGACGCTTGGCGTCACCGCCCCGCTGGTCGCCCTCGGGAACGCAGCAGTCCAATCGTCCACATCTATCAACTACCAACTGGCGAACGTCGCTTCGCTTGGCGTCGAGAACGCCGGCAAGTTCAAGAACTCCCTGCAAGAGCTTGGCGTCGAGATGGCGATCATGCCAGACGAGCTTGCGCAGGGTCTGTACGACGTTTATTCAGCCTTCGGCCCGATCGAGAACGCCTTTTTCATCCTGGAGCAAAGCGCAATGGCCGCCAAAGCAGGCCTTGCCACGACCTCGGAATCCATGTCACTGCTGGCCGCGGTGACGCGCGGCTACGGCGATACCAGCAGTGAAGCGGTGTCGAAGGTCTCCGATCTCGCATTCATGGCCGTGAACCTCGGCCAGACCACCTTCCCCGAACTCGCCGCGTCTATCGGGCGCGTCGTGCCGCTTGCCTCATCCCTCGGCGTTGCTCAGGAAGAACTGTTCGGCGTCATGGCGACCGCGACCGGCGTCACCGGCAACACCTCGGAAGTGGCGACGCAGATGCGCCAGACGCTTCAGGCGCTGCTCTCTCCGACCGAAGACACTGCGAAACTCATGCGTGATCTGGGCTACTCCACCGGCCAGGCGATGATGGCAGACCTCGGCTACATCGGCGTGCTGCAAACGCTACAGGCCGCCTCGGAGGCCACCGGCAAGCCGCTCCAGAAATTCATCAGCGGCATCGAGGGGCAGACGCTGGCGATTGCGCTCAACGGCAATCTGGCGGGCGACTACGTAGATCGTCTGGCTGCGGTCAGCGACGCCAGCGGTTCAACCGCACGCGCATTTGAGGCGCAGACGAACGGCATCAACAAGGCCGGCTTCGCCATGCAGCAAGCGCGCGTCAAGATGGTGGTCATGGCCGAACGGCTTGGCGACGGGCTTGGCCCGGCGATCCTGGCCGCCACCAATGCGATCGGGCCGTTCGTGGACGGCTTGCTTCAACTCTCTGCGATCTTCGCCAACATGCCGCAGGGTCAGCAGATGGCGATCATCGGTA